GCTGCTTTGATACAGAGTGTCACGGTGAGTCTGTCCTGGATTATAGGCTAGACGGATTGCATTACGGATGATGCCACGGTTGAAGCCTGCGGGAGACCACCAAGGATCATTGCTCAAGTCTGTACGGACGCAAAGACCCGCAATGTCACCGTTGAGTGGGATATAACGGTAGACATCATTGTAAGCATCAAATTGATACTTGTAGCCCGAATCTATTACGGTATAAGACGAGTTGCCTACGGCATTGCGGAAAGTAAGAGCGTTTGACAACTTGGTTGCTTCGGAAGCAGTTGCATCGTTGTTTACTGGCGATACGAATGCAACGCAGTCCTTACGGGTGTTTGCAATTGCAACTAGGCTTCCGACATTACTTGTGGTTAGCGGTCCACCAACAAGTAGTGATACATCGGACTGATCGGGATCTGCAAACTTATCAAAGCCCAAGCCGGTTGCAAACAAACGTGTGGTATCACCGAATTCGCCTGTTCCTCCTTGTAGTTCCAAACGGAAAATACCAGATGCGGTTATTCCTGCAACTCCTGGTGTACGAGTGGCTTGAGTTGATGGATAACCTGTTCCATAGCGAGTATTTGTATTTGATGTAGAATCGTAACTCCAAGTTCCCACACCACCGTAAGTCTGACCACCTTGGAATGCAGTTAGACCAGTACCAGTTACGCCACCCAAAACAAAGGGTGCGCTGCTGAATGTAGTAACAGAACCTGCTGCTCCAAGATACTTAGAAGTCTGATTAATTTTAGTCTTGAAGTAATTACTTGTTCCATCAGCCAAGACTGCGGCAGGATCAATTGAAAGACCTTGGAATCTTTCAAGAACAGTTTCTGGTGTTCCCGTAAAACGACCAAGACGATCAAGAACAATAAGATGGAACTCGTCATTACCATTTGTAAGCCCACGAACACTCGAAGCATAGTATGAAGTATTGGGAGCAGAATCAAATTGCGCTCCATAAGTCCAATTGTTGAACGCAGTCACGCCAGCATCGGCACCGCAGATTTCAACTGCTAGGCTGTTACCAAGAGTACCTGGATACTTAGCATAGAACATACCGTTAGAAGTGCTTACTGTGGTAGTATCTGTATCGCTATTGGGAACATATGCCTGACCACCATTTTGGCCTGAATTCAATGCAGTAGAAGAACTTGCGGTACCAGTTGTTACACGAACAACTTGAAGATTGTTACCGTAACCGAGGAAATTGGCAGCAGAGAACCAATACTTGTAATTATCATCATTTGGAGTGCCAAATAGAGCAGCCAGATTGGCGACATCGGTGACGATTACGCGCTGATCGGCTGGACCCCATTGGAAGTATCCCGCAAAGCCAGCGTTGGTTGTGGCTACAGCGGGGATGATTGTGGTTAGATCTCTCTCTGTGATCGTTACACCAGGACTGATTTGGAATCCCATATGGGCGGTCTCCTGTGATTATTCAAAAGTGCGAACGGAGGTATTTAGCATTTCTACCAGTTACCTCCCTCATATGCATGGTCATCCCCCCAAGGGTTGTTTTGCCGCATTCTTGCTTGTTTTGGCGTTTCCTCGCGCCCCAATTCCACTTCATCTTGACTTCGTTGATCGTCCACTCCTAATTCCAAAAACCCAAAGGGAACAAGGTCTTCCTCTAGTTTCTTGAGTTTATCTTCAAACAATTTTTGCCGAATATCTGTGTTTACCAAATCTTTAAAATATGGCTGTGTTGTTAGCCATCCAAACATAACAAGAGTAGCAATCAGATCATCGTTATAGCCTGGACTTGCCTCATATGCCGAACCTTTGGCAACATAGGTTGAAAGTTCTGCGATGGTATCAAAGTCATTCAGGAAGATCTTGTCGTTCTCAATCATCTCCTTGAGAACAAGACATCCTGTCTTCTTGATTTGATTGGACATCTTGATACCGTATTGGCTTCTTCCTGTGCCGAATCCTTCTCCTGCCTTCTGACCTTTTTTGCCTTTAACTGTAATACTGATGATGTTCTCGTATTCAAGTTCCTCTCGTAGGATATCTGATACCTGTTGACCAGTATCATTTAACTCAATAAGAGCATATGCTTCGTTATACCGATTGCCAATTACTTCAAGTAAATTGGGGAAAATCATAACAGGCATGGTATTGTTTCTGAACTTGGCTACTACTTTATACGGCATTTGAGTAGCATCTACTACAGTAGCCGCATGATAGTCTTGCCCCTGTCCACGGGCAGTATCTACGCACATAGCATAAATGTGGTTCTTGATCGGAGCCTCATATACCATTAACCCTTCATCATTTTGATATATTGGAGGCTCATATGCGAGAGATGAAATCTTGGTAGGTTTGATAAGCGTGTCTTCAGAGCCAAGGAATTCGCATTCAAATTCTTGATACCAAAGGCGTTCATTTGCAAGACTTGCTTTTGTAATCTCCCTCCATTTTGCGTCACGACCAGGAACATCACTCCATTTGGCTTCAATAGGAATGTATTGGTTTCGCTTATTCTCGGCATCCTTCCACAACTTATAGAACATATTCATGCCGCGAGGTGTAGACACAATGACTACCTTGGAAGTCTTACCTGATGAAATGGTAGGATAAACCGATGAGAAGAATTCCTGCGCCACATTTTCAGGAACGTGGGCAAACTCGTCCAAAAGCAAAAAGTTAAAACTGTCACCACGAACAGCAGATGCGCTTGTAGCAGATGCCACTACCTTGGAACCATTCTCTAAAGTGAAACTCAATTTGTTCCATTCAATCACCCCTTGCTGCAACCACTTGGGTAAATTCTCATAAGCAAACTTTAGACGGCTTAACAATTCACTTGCAGTCTTCAGTTTGTTTGCAAGGATTGCTACCTTATAATTGGGTGTGAACAGAATGCTATAGAGAATATAGCCCAACATGACGGTGGACTTGCCGCTCTGACGAGGGATCTTTGAAATGACAAAACGGTTTGTATGGATCGCCCGAACAATCTTCTTCTGAAATCCATACATCTTGAAGACCATTGGTCCTTGGTCAAGGGTCACGATCTTCATGTAATTTTCAAGGAAGTAAATGGGATCCTTGGAACATTTGACATATTCTGCCAACTCTTCCTTGGTGTAATCTACTTGGACATTCGGTCCCTTGAGAAGGGGATTGCCAAGGTAACTATCACCTTGCTTACTTGGCATCCGTATCTTCCTTATTCATGTCTTCAATCATCTTGCTATTGGCACTACGAAGCATCTTCTGTAAGTCTGCGGTGTTGCCCACAAAAATACTGTTGTTGGTGACTGTAGTAGTCTTGCCAGGTTCCTGCTTCTTAATGTCCTTGATTTGCTTATGTAAATGGATCAACTTATTGTTTGCTTCCAAAGAAGAAGCAATCAATTGTGCCACCACTTCATATGCGCGAGGATTTTGACTTTCAGTCGCTACCTCAAGAAGAGTCTCTAGTGCTTCTTCGGACTTTTCAATGATGCGCTTGAGATTATCACGAACTTCCGTATAGTCCCGATCTGCTTCTGTCCTGTCAGTCTTTATTGACTTGACTTCCCTGCGAACAACTTCTTGTTTTGGTTCTGGTTCTGATTTTGGCAAATTTAAAGCATTAGATAGATTATCATCAACATCACTCATAATTATTCCTTTAGAAAGGTGTTATTGTTACGGTTGCTTGACCTGTTCTTCCAGGAGTAAATCCTGTTGCACCTGATAGTGATTGTGCCATTACATTGATATTGCTTCCCGATGCTCCATATCCTGAAGTAACACCACCACCAGGAACTGCAAGATTTGCTTCCACCTTGCGAATGATGTTGACATCCTTGATCGGACCGTACATATAGATCTTTGCCACAAATGCCAATGTCATAATGGTAACTTTGCGAGTTCCATAATCACCCTGACTGCCATCATCACCTTCGGTCAATGTTGCATTCTTGAAGACAACAGGAACACTAACCGCAGGATCCGTATCGTTCATGTTTACAGTAAGTGAATATTCAGGCTGAAAATATGGGATTATCTGCTCAAAGATTTGAAGAGCATCATCGGTATTCTTTGCCAAAATGCTCAACGATAGATCAAGATTATATGGAACTCTCTCATATCTGCGCTTGGCTTGAGTTGC